AGGTATGCCTGCTACTATGCCGCCGTATATAACAGCTTTAATTACTATGTCTGAATGAGTCCTGGCAAAGAAAGGCTTGAATGTTGCTGTCTTGTTGGCATGAACGTAAAAGCGACCTATAAGCTCTCTCATTGGATTTTCAGCCGTCCATTTTGTTGTATTGGTTGGATTATATTCTAATGCCTCTCCGCTTGATACTCGCCGTGTGGTATCGGTCCGTCTTGCAATATATCCATGCCCGCTTCCAAAGTTTTTGTGATTAGTCGGAAAGGTTTCGGCCAAACTAGAAAAATTATCCCAAGCTATCCATTTGTCTTGGATCGAAGAACCATAGTTGACAGTAGTAGTTAAGGGTACAGAACCCAATTCTATATAGGCTTTAGTTGTCCCGGCAATTTCAACGTCATTACTGCTATTGCCCGTGGATTCCAAATTCAAAATTTTAATATTATTACAAGAGCTTATGTTAATACCATCACCGGTATTATTCTTGGTGGTAACATTTATAAGCTCTCCGCTTGAAGATGTTAAGGAAATGCCTCTGGACGCATTTGAATTACAAACAATGTTCTTCGTGGATCTAAGAGTGCCTTGATTACTGCTCAAGCCGCTGCCGCCATTATTCTCGGCATACAATCCGTTACAACCAACTGCATAGCTTATTACCGTAGAGAACCCTAAAGCAGTAGAGCTAAATGCTCTACAATTTTCCCAGTAGGGGCCGCCGGTAGATCCTCCAACACCGGTGTTGATAGAGCTAGAAGTGGAGTGGTAAGTATTTACGTTTTTGACTATCGTATTGTAAGTACCGGTTAAATTTATATTGTTAGTGCTATTCCCGCAGTGCTTAAGACTATTAATGGTTATACTTCTTGACCCTGTATCTATTTGTGTGCCAGTTGCATATCTAAATAACCCAAGTCTGTCGCCGTCAATAGAAATTGATCCAGAACCTTGAAGCATTAATCCTTGTACGGTCGCATTACCTCTGGCTGCATAAAAGCTCTCACCGTCTTGTGTTGACATGTCTGTTTGATTCCAGCCAAAGCTTGCATTTACAGTGCTTGTGCTTCCCCCCAATAAGAACCCCAGCGGCCTAACAGCATTAGCGGTAATAATCGGCTCTCTTTTCCAGAGAGTTACTGATTCTGTACTTCCCCAAAAGCCTCTACCTGCACCCTGCGCGGATTCTCCACCTGCATCCATTACAAGCGTTGTGACGCCCCCAGAAGCAGTAATTGATTTAGCACAATGCCAAGTAGACACCGGCAAATTTTCATAAGCAATGTCATTATTCTTACCCCACAAGCTATTAAGACTAATACTGTCAACCGCTGATACAGCCTTGACTGCAAAAAAATTATCCAACAAGAGGGTCACGGTGCCAGGATCAACCAATGCATAAACCGCAATTGATTGTATACTGGCTCCTAATGCTGATCCTTTATTGATAGTCCATGCCGAAAATGCAGCGGGCAAACCATCGTTGATCGTAAAAGTATCTACAGCCACCAGCCCGGCAACATCGCTACATAATCTAATTTCAAAAGTATTGGCAGATACGGCAACATCCGGACGTGCCCAAAAACTTATTTGCTGATATGCACTAAAATCAGTAGCAGCGCCAAGGGCTTTAAATGCCACCAGCCCGGTTGTAAACCCGGCTGCTATAGCAAGAGACGCAGATCCTGTACCTTCCTTACGAGTGGTGCTAACCGTAGCCGTAACGTTGGCAGAGGCTGTCCATGCCGAATCACAGTCGTCTATTTCTTTTATTATTTCTGACGGTATAGTGACAGACAAGCTTTGCAAAGTGAAAGTAGCTGTCAGCCCCGTGTTAACAGGATGATCACTGCGCATAAACCTTGCTTCATCACCTGCACCAAATGTCACGGCATCTGGATATTGTTTTCTGGTGGCAAAGCTAGTGCCTGCACTTGCATTGTTGCCATCAGTGTAGGAAAAATAGTAGACTGTCATAATATATATATATTAAGAAGGAAAGACATGGCCTGAGTCTCTACTAGGAAGAATATTAGTACCTAATGGGCTAGGAATTACAAAGCTAGATTCTTCATTAGGAGTTATAGAAGTAGATGAGTCTGAAGGAAATACATTATTAACTTCAGTAGATATATTTAATAATGGAAAAGAAGGAGTGCCTTCAAACATCAAAGTGTTATATAAGATAGGATCTGAGCTTTCAAATAAATAAGTTTGGCAATAGGGCTCTCCTTCAAATGATAGAAGATTAACTGGTATTACGTCAATAGCTAATTGTGGAAGATCCATTTATATCCCTATGCATCTCCATATACTCTAATAACTACAGATTTAGTTGCATCATTATTAGCAAACTTAAGTCTTAGCCACCTAGGCACGACTTTCTTTAAATCATTTAAACTAAAATAAGTATATTTTGTTTGCGAACTTGCACTGGAAGTAGTAAAGGAGGTTAAAGTTATGGCGTCACTATTATCTCCAAACTTAGGAATAGAGCTGCCTCCTAATTTACAAGGAACTTGCCCTGTAGCTGTTGAATCCGAGTTTCCTATTCCATAAAATATGCTAAGATCAGTTCCAGTTGTTGCTGAAGTAGAGGCATATGTGACTTCTACTATAAATTGACAGTTATTTAGTCCATAAAGATCTACATCTACGTTAGAAGAGGCTCCTCCAACTAAAGTAAAACTATCAGAAGCAGAAGAGTCATAAAGAAGCTTAAAATAAATATTTCTTCCCACCTACTATTCCTCTTCTTTTTTGACTTCGATAGTGTCTTTTTCTTCTTTTTCCTTCTGACTTTTAAACTTTATCAGTTCAGAAAGTTTAACTTTATTTAATTTAATTTTAGAAATTTTATTAATGAAGCTCTTCATAAAACCTAATTCTCCCCCTTTTAATTATAGCTACGTTAGCTGTGTCTGTATCCTCAGCATTTGTTCTATCTATATAGTCTTTCTTTCTAATAGTCTTAAAAGAATTAGTTAAGTTTTCTAAAATTGGTTTATAAGAGCGATCAATAAAATCCTTTAACTGACTTAAGCTTTCAGGGTTTTTTATCATAGATAAATATAGATCTATTTTTTCTGGATCTATAATTGGAGGATTAGAATTAGAATCTCTATTTGCACTATTGTCTAAAACTATTTGTCCCCTCTCATTATCAGGACTTACGGGCTCAAATCCTAAAATCCATTCCAAGGCTTGATTTACAGTAAGTAGTGGGCCTGCATCTGCTAATATTTTTACTGTTTCAGCAGCAGTTTTAGTAAGAGATCCAAACCTGCCGCCAGCCTCTATTCTTGCATCTGTTATTTTAAATATTCCTTTTATTATCTTTTCATTGATAAAATCATCTACCAAAGTAGTTAGTGCTGTTATTTCCTTATCAAAGGCAGAATTTATCGAGTGCTCAACAAATGCTGGAACATACTGTAAGTTGTCAGATCTATTAACAGCTATCTTTTCTGGGGGAACACCTAAACAATTGGCTATTGTTTTAGCAGTTTCTTGTCTTTGACTAGAAAAGCTTGAATCTAGCTTACCTACAGGAGAAACATTATATACATTCTTTAAATGACTGGCCACCAAGACACTTTGTCCGGATTGCATACCGGAATATTGGGCATCAATCCTATCTTGTAGCTCTTCTACTATTTCTTCTGGATCATCGTCTAGGTCAGATATCGGAGGATCTATAGACAATATAATCCCTAAAAGTCCTCCTTTTTGGAATACTAAGTTATTAAAATTACTAGCTGCTAAATCTGCTTCTATATCTACTAAAGCAGGAGCAAGGGGAGGGTCCCCCATTCCACTATAGTCGTCACTAGAGTATTGCCATAAATGGAATAATTGATCAAGCCTATAAGTTTTTGTGGAATGCCCATCTATATATTTCCATCCAATTATTTTGTCAGAAATAGGATCAGAAATAGGAAGCATTCTAGGGGGAGATAGTATTTTTATTGACTTACCTTCAGGTAAAATCCAACAATTTCCATATAGTTTTATATGTGAGCAGATTTTTATTCTAAGTTCTGGGATTCCGGTCTTAACTAAAATATCGTGTATATCTTTTAATCTTTTTTTAGTCGTTCCCTTTTTGGCTCTTATTATGTAGCCATCATTAGCAATTTCTCTTCTAATTACATTTATAGAAGTTTCAACGGCCCAATGGTTTTGCATTAGGTACTTATATATACCAAATGGATTCCTAAACAGTTGATACAGTCCAGAAATTGCTGGGGTATAGTTTTGATTTGAGGTGTCTATTAATTGAGTAGATTCTTTTCTTCTAAAAACTTTATTTACTAGCTTAGTGTCTGATTTGTCTATAGCTTCTTTTACTAAATTATTTAATTCATTGCTTTTATTAAAAAATTCATCAATATTCTTAAAGGCACTTAAATTATTAAGTTCCTTTATTAAACTTTTTGCTCTTTTTTCCTTATCTTCAGGTAAGGACTTTAATAATAGATTTCTATATTTCCTATTATTTTTTCTACTGACTGACTTAAAAGGCTTAGTAAATAAGCCAAAAAGTTTTTCCTTAAACTCTTTTATCATTTGTACTCTGTAGAGAAACAATTAGTCATTATAATTATACTGATTTAAAAATGGTGAAAATATGTACGTTGTTGGAAAACCTAACATAGCTAATTGGAAGAAGTTTAGAGAAAGAATAGAAAAAATTAAGGATTCCCAAATTTTAACAAATGATGGTCCCTTTGTTAGAGAGTTAGAGATAAGGATAGAACAGTTTATTGGAAGAAAGTGTCTTGCAGTATGTAACGCTACTATAGCCATAGAGTTAGTATTAAGGGCTTTGGAATTAGATGGAGAGCATGCTATAACCATTCCTTCTTTTACCTTTATTGCAACTGCTCATGCAATTACCTCTGTTAGATCCTATCCAAATTTTGTAGACATAGATAAAAACTCTTTATGTATGCTTCCAAATAGAATGTCTGGAAGGGCTGCTATTCCTGTTGACATATTTGGAGGTTGTGGAAATATAGAAGAATATGAAGAGAATGCTTATATTACTACAATATACGATTCTGCTCATTCTTTGGGGAGTAGATATAAAGGAATCCCTATGGGAGGGTTTGGTAAGGCTTCTATATTTTCCTTACATGCAACTAAATGTATACAAGGATTTGAGGGAGGACTTATATGTACTGATGATGAGGAGTTATTAAACTCTTTAAGACTCATGAGGAATTTTGGGTTTAACAGTTCTCCAAAAGTTCATGGGGAGCTTAGGGGTTGGGGGACTAATGCAAAAATGTCAGAGGTTCATGCAGCCATGGCATTAACTAATTTTGAAAATATGGAAGTTATTATAGAAAAAAATACAGAAAATTATAATTTATACTCAAAGTATTTACCAGATAGTTGCCAAATATTTAAATTTGGTTCTCATATTTCCCCAAATTACTCTTATGTCCCTGTTTTTTCTACAAAAAGAGACTTAATAGTAGATTATTTATATGAAAGAGGATGTTTTGCAAGAAAATACTTTACTCCTTGTCACAAAGTTCCTCCATATACTTATTGGAGGGGCAATTTAGAAAATACAGAAGAGATATCAAATAGTATTTTTTGTTTGCCTACCGGTCTTTCAATTAAAGAGCCGGACATTAAGAAAATTTGTAAGTGGGTTTCTGAAGTTTAAGTCAGCTATAAAAGGGAGCCCTAACAAAGGGGCTCCCCGGAAATGGATTTTAATTTTTAATTAGTTACTAGGCTACTGCTAAGGGAACTTCTCCACCGCCGTTTCCAACAGTGTTATTACCGACAGCATTAGCTCCAGATCTTACTGAGAACCAATCTTCTCCTGCAGTTAGTTCATAAAGAACCATTACAGCTAACTGATTCCAAACAGCTGCTGATCCGCTAGTTACTTGCTGAATTCCTACAAACAATTCTGAGGAAGTAGTATCAAGAGAAGCTACTTGAAGAGAAGTTCCAGAACAAGCTAATGTAACATCTGGAGATGAAAAGTTAATCGAACCAGCTGCAGAAGCTCTATCAATTTTGATGTCTGCAGAACCAGAGGTTAGTTTACTTAAAAGTACGACAGTGGCGGGCATTCCAGTAGAAAAGGTTGTACCTGTATCTGTTGAGCCAGAAGCCAAACTGGCAGAAAGACCTAGGTCAGCTACAGGATATACATGAGTTCCTACTAGGTTTGCTTCTTTTTGTGGAAGAGACATTTACTATTTTTCTCCTTAAGGATAAAACCCATTACCATTTTAATTGTATCAGTAAATTAAAAATTAATTTAATAGCCAAATAGACGGTATCTATTTATTATAGATTTTATAGAATTTTTTTTATTTTCTTTTTCTAACACTCTTTGCTCTCTTTCCTTTTTTCTTTTAAGTCTTCTTTCTTCTTTTAATTTCTTCTTTTGTTCTAGTTCTTCTAAAGCTCTATCTTCATAGGAAATAGAAGAAATTTTATTATTAGAAATAATAGTAGTTGAGTCCCCCGGAGATTGGAGAATCATTACCCCCTTTTTTGACTTTATCATTGGAAATCTTTTATATATGTAATATCCTAGGGCATCTGTTGGGTGAGTCATTGGCCTGACAATATCCTTAGTTTTTCTTTTTGCATATTTGTCTATTTTTTTATCAATAAAATTACCGCTATCATCCCACACTACATTTTCTAAACTACAGATTAAATATTTACAAGAGGGATTTATTCTTAACCTAATTTCTCCTAGAGCATTTCGTAACATAGCATTAGTACAATCCACTCTTCCGGAAACTGGTATTTTTACATATTCTTTTGTCTCTCCCTTCTCTAACTTTCCTCTTTGAGGTGGAGCCATCATAAGCTTCACATTAAATCCAGGTCTTCCATCTTCTGTAGGACTTCTTAAAATATCTATAATTGTTTTATAAAAAGTTGGTTTCAAATCTCTTCCGGTCCCCCAAAGAGCACTCGGGTCGCCATAAATTCTTATTAACTTTTGAGTATCCCTATATTTATCGTACCTACTACAAAATTCCTTAGCTGCATGTTCTGGTAAAGAATTCCATAAAATTATCTCATCCAGCACTTTAACCAAAAATCCAGTATCGGTTTCATGCTCCTGACAAATAATTGAACTTTGGGGATCATAGTTAAAGTCTAAAGTCCATATAAGTTCTTTTTGATAGTCTACCGGCTCCGGAAATTTATAAACGTTATCTTCAGAAAAGGCTTCATATACTAATCCTTCACTGTTTTCTTCTATTTGTCCTTTTAACATGCCTGCTGCCGTCTTAGCAGACATACCTCTAGAGGCACTTTGACTATAATCACTCGGTTTGTGAATATTATCATCCGATTCTGTTTGAATTACTCTATAAAATACCTGATTACCTGGGCAGTCATTATCTTTTTCTGCTGGCTTTCCTATTTTAGATATAAAATAACATTCTGGATTAGGGCACTTAGATCCTCTTTCTGTACAGCTTTTTCCATTTTTAACAAACTCCCATTTCCCTTTTCCAGCATTTAAGCAATATTGACATAAATGGCATTCGCAGGGGGGAACAATTGGTTCTGGGGTGCCTTTAAAATCTTCCTTTAACTGCCAAAGTTTGAATTTATCTCGTATCCATCCCTTATTAGCTTTAACTGGGTTTGTAGTTAAGATAAGCTGCCTTAACGGGCCCTTTCTCCCAGAAAGTCTAGCTAATAGTTCCTCAAAAGCCCCCTCATCTGGAAGTAGGTCTGCTTCTTCAAAATGTATAATGTCTGCATCTATGCCCTTTAATATTTCTGGATTACTAAAATAAAGAAAATATGCTTGAGAAGGAGGACTGTTAGTTTTTCCATTATTAAATACAACTCTCTGATCATTTTGAGTAGGCCTTCTCATAATTAGCCTATTCTTTTTCTTTAAATGGTCCCATTCGGTTTGTTCAGTAAATCTATTTTTCCATTCATTTAAGGCACTTCTTCCAAGAAGTCTGTAATTTTCTGCTCCTATAATTGCAGTGCTGCCTGGATAATTAAGCATATACTTAATTACCCTTGCAGTAGCCGATAGAGTCTTTCCAGACCTTGCAGCTCCTATGTACAAAACAACATCCATGGGATGTTTATGGGGCCTTTTGATATTTATTCCCTGAACAAAAGTATCCTCTTCTGGAAGCTCTTCTATAAAAAGAAGCCTTTGCTTAGGCTGAGGGCCATAGGGAAGTCCGTCTTCTGGTACAGGCCATAGGTTAAATGTGCTTTTACTCACTTTCTTCTAAAGCTAGCCCATCTTCTATTTGCCAAGAAGACAGCGCCTCCTCAATATCTTTATCATCTTTTGGCAACTTACTCTTAGCCATACTTAATTTTTCTAAATCCGACATATAATCAACTGCTGTCTTTATTGCCCTTATGGCAGTCTCATTGTCAGTTTTTTCTACTATTTGAAATTCATTGTCCCCGACCTTTACTGAATTTACCGGTCGTGGTTTTCTAGATTCTAAAACTATGTCATATAGTATATCAAGAACAACTTTTGGATGGGCTAGAGGATTTCCTTTTACGTTTTTAAGGTACATTTCCCTCTGTCTTTTAATCCTTGAGCTATGATCTCTTTCTATCTCTATAATTTTTGATCCGTGTATTCTTTTTTGATTAAGAGTAAATTTATGGAATCTTTCTTGAATCTCGTCTATAGGCCTCATAGCAGACAATAATTCAATTATAAAGACTATTTCTCCTGGTGTATAATCTCCATACTTATCTGAAGAATCACTAAATTTATTCATTTTATTTCCTAAGTAAGTTGGGCTATACTGTATTATATGTTAATTATATTAAAACCTAGATATGTGGGGTTTATGAAAAGTGAAGCACTCTAAATTGATGAAATATGTAGAGATAGAAAAAGGCTTAAAGTCTTTAGGAGTTGAAAAAGACTCTTTAAGGCCTTATGTATGTAAATTATTAAAAAGATGTAAATCTCTAGGAGTAATGGTAAAGGGTATCACTTTCTATGAACAAGAAAGATATAACTTTAAAGAAGAAGAGCTATATACTTGGGTAAAGTCTCAAGTAGATGAGAATACTTTAGACAGCATAACTAAAAAGACAATAGATCTAGAAAAGCTTCACGAGCTATCTTTAGACGGGGGTATTGACACCTTAAATATTCCAGAAAGTTGTTATTCAGTTAATTGGTCCCCTGTAATAAAAATAAATCATAAGGAGATATAAAAATGTTCTACGGATTCCTAGATGTAGAAACTGGAGGGCTTAATTGCCATAAAAATCCAACACTTCAAGTTAGTCTAGTAGTTACTGATGAAAAATTTAAAATTGTAGAGGAATATACCAGCTTAATTAATCCTCCCAAAAATTTATTAGTTGAAAAAGAAGCAATAGCTATAAATAAAATAAGTCTTTCAGACTTAGAAGCTGCTCCCACTGAAGTAGAAGTAATAACAAAACTAAATCAAATAATTACAAGATATACAGATCTGGTTTTAATTGGTTATAATGTTTGTTTTGATATATCTTTTATTAAATCTTTGTGTTTTAGAAATCTCCTACATTTAGAGTGTGATGGAAGTATTGTAGATCTTCATATGTCTGTTAGAGCCATAACTGGAATATATAAATATTCATTAAAATCTACGGCCGAGGTTCTTGGTATAGACATTTCTAGGTTTCCCTCTAAATTTAGAGATTGTTATGCCGGTATTGAAATTGCAAAGAAGACTCTTCTTTGTGAGGCGAATGCAGCTACTGCTTAATTTTTTCAATATAATTTTAATATCCCTGATTTACATATAGATAACAATTCCACCAGAAAACCTATCAAAATTTATATATAAAAGAGAGCTGGATAGATCATTTTTTTCTGCAATAAAGGTTTCTAAAGGCTCTTGTATTTGGTGTAGTGCTCAAATATCTCAAAATAGTCTTTTTTGTAGCGCAGCCTGTAAAAAAGAAATACAGTTAAGAAGCAACCATTCCCTGGCTAGAAACTCTGTTCTTCAAAGAGATGGAGGAGTCTGTGCATTGTGTGGTCTTGATTGTGAAGAGCTTTTCTATTATTTAAAAATTCTAAAATATGAGGACCATGATAGATGGGAGCTTCTTATAAAAGAACTAAAAATCCCAAAAACTAGAGCTAATGGCAGCTTATGGGATATGGATCATATTCTTCCAGTATATGAGGGTGGCGGTTGCTGTGGTATGGAGAATCTTAGAACATTATGTATTTGGTGTCACCATATTGAAAACGAAAAAATTCGTGTTAAAATTTCTTCTAAAAATGGGAGGAAATTAGATGGTTCTAAGAAAGGTAGTTAGTGGGTGTCAGACTGGGGCTGATATAGCTGGTCAAGATGCTGCAATAGCTTTTGAGATTGAAAGTGGGGGGTGGGTTCCTAGAGGAAGAATAAATGAGTCTGGGAAAATACCTCTGGATTATAAAGTTCAAGAAGCAGATAAGTATGGTTATAAACAGAGAACAGAGTGGAATATACGAGATTCAGACGGAACAATAATTTTTACTTACTCTCCTTTAAGTACTGGAAGTTTATATACTTACAACTATTGTAAGCATCTTAATAAGCCTTGTAAGCTAGTATTTTTAGATGCACTTAAAGAGTTTGATAGTACTATTCAAGATTTAAAAGAGTTTATTATAGATAACAAAATTCAAGTTTTGAATGTGGCAGGATCTAGAGAAGGAAAACATCCCGGAATTTATAGAGAAGTAAGACAAATACTTTTGGAGTTGTTTGAACTGGTTATATGAATTTATTAGAGCTTGATCCTCTAATTAAGAAATTTAGATCTAAGTTTCTTCATGGGGAAGTTACTTTTTGGTCTGTACAGCATTATACAGAAGGGGATGAGGATGTAAAATATTTCCCTCCTAAATGTTCTATTTGTACTGGAAAAGAAGCCTTTTATTGTAAAAAGCATAAAAAACGATCATTAGATAATAGAGATCTTCTAGAGCACTTTAATCCTAAAATATCAAAAATTGGAAGAACTTGGCGAGGCTCTATAGCTCTTTCAGGAAAGTATCAAGATAACAGAGCTAAGTTCTTTTGTGTAGATTGTGATTCAGAAGAGTCTTTAAAAGTAATAGAAGACTTATTATTGCCTGAACTGGACAGACTAAGAATAGACTATATCTATGAATACAGTGGAAATAGTTACGAAAGAAAGGCACATATATGGTTTTTATGTGATTGTGATTTAGACATACTAAGAAAGTTTATAGATCAGTTATTTTCTGATTTAAATATAGATATAAGAAAGTTTAAATTAGAGCTATACCCTACACATAAGCCAAACTTTGTTATTAGACTTCCCGGAGGACATCATTTAAGGTCTGGGATTATTTCAAAGTCTCTAGATGAAAAGAGAGTAAAAATAAATCCAATTAAATTTAAAGATGAGATATCAAATTCCCCAGAGTTTATTTTAAAAGTTTTTTCTGAGTCATGTAAACAAGTATCAGAAGACTATATAAAGTCCTTAATTAGGCATACTAGAACTAAAATTTTTGATAGGTCTTCTAGAAAGAAGCTATATGTAAGCCAGTTTAAATTTGTTCCTAGAGATTTAAAGTTACCCTCTGAAGAGTTACCCCCAGTAATTAAAGAACTAGCTAGTAACTGTCAGGCCATAAATAAGCTAATAGAAAAAGGAATTAGTGATAGGTTTATTGATGATCGTGGTTGGGAGCATCATATAGGCGGAAGATTAATAGCTAATTTAGCTAAGTTTAATGATATTAAAGCTAGAAGTCGTGGGGTATTTAGTGACGAAGGTAGGAAGTGGTTTAGATCCTATGTAAAAGAGAATAGAAATAGAACAGATAAGACCCATAATTGGCTAATAAAAGAAGAGTTAGAAGAAAGTCAATTAATTTCTAAATGTGAGACATGGCATAAAGAGTTTAATTTATGTGAGGGGTGCCCGTTTAGAAATAGGGTAGGGTTCACTAATCCTAAGTCTCTTCTATATGGTATTAAAGTTAGAAAGGAAAAGTTAAGATCAGTAGAGCTGGTTAGTTCTGACTTTATTAGAGAAAATACCTTTAAGAAAATAAAAACAAGAATAAACGCCCTTATTGCTAATAAGTGGTCAAGAGATGTTTTAATTGCTAGCCCACAAGGCAGTGGTAAAAGTCAAATGATCGGGGAGTTAGCTGTAGAGTTAGCAAAGCAAGGGAAAAATATTCTAATTGCTGTTCCTACAGCAAATTTAGCATTTCAACATAGGAAATTTATAGAAAGCCAAGGACAAAAGGCTTTTATTTTAATGAGCCACAAAAATATATTTTCCTCAAATGATGAAGGTAAAAGTAAATTTGGTCTAGATTTCCAATGCCCCTTTTATACAGAAATACAAGGATGTGAGCAGTTAGGTGTAAGCTCCTCTCTTTATAAGAAAGAGTATTGTAAGGAATGTCCTTTTATAGAAAAATGCCCCTACCCACAGCAGTATAAACAAGTAGTAGATCCAAAATATAAAATCGTAATTATTCAACATGCACATTTTAGCTGTAGAGAAACTCTTTTTTCTATTTTAAGAAATGAGAATGGAGAAAATAGGTTTGATGCTTTATTTGTAGACGAAGCTTTTATAGATAGTTTATTAAAAGAAATTAGGCCTACTGAATCTGAGATTACAGGAATAGAAAGATTTATAGATGAAATTCCCTGGGCTTCCAACCTTTTTAATTGGTTAAAGGATGGGGGATACCCAGAGGGAAAAATAATCGCAAAGGAAAGGCATTTAGAAGTCTTACGTAAGCATTTTGAAGAGCACTTGCTAGGATGGAATATACCAGACTATATTAGATATTTTAATTCCGGGTTTAATTTAGATAAAGATCTGGGATTATTGGTATTTTTTCAAGTTCCAAATATACCAGTAAGAGTCTTTACAGACGCTACTCCACCTATAGATCTTATAAAGATAGTATTAGATTCTCCAGATCTTGAGGTATATGGAGGGGACGAAGTTCTTGATTATAGGAGCTTAAATCCTAACAATAAGGTTATTCAAGTTTTAGATAGTACTGTATCAAAGAAGTCTCTTAGTAATAATGATTTTCAAAGATTTTATGAAATTTTGGAGTTTATTGGAGATAAGGCTAAGTCTGAGTTTTCTGGAAGAAAAATATTAGTAGTTACTTATCAAGACACTAAGGACATAAAGTGGTCCTCTATGGCCAAAGAATGGTTATCTGAGAATTATCCTAAAGAGTATGAATTAATGGAGATTACTCATATGCAAGTTGGTACTAATGCATATGAGGACTTTACTGTTCAATTTCTTATTAGCGGAGTTTATCTTAACGGACTAGACTATTTTACTCAGGGTTACAAGATAAAAACTATAGCTAACTATTGGAATAGGATTAAAGTCAGACCAGAAATGAATAATCCATTTCCTTATGGAATAGATCAAACGTCATCAATAACTCCTATAGAGGAGTGTGTGAAAAGAATAGAAATAGATCCTAATGAAGGGGCAGGACTCTATGAGTACCCAACCTTGAAAAGATTAAGACCATTGAATGATCTGTTTTATTTAGTAGAAAGATTTTCTATTGCAAAAACCCAACAGTCTCTGAGACTTAGATATAACGATTCTAGAGAAAGAACTATCTACATATTTGGAAATTATCAACTACCTAGTTGGTTAATTACTGAATCAGTTCTAATAGAAGATTTACTAGGATATATCTGGAAGGAGTATTAACTGCCATTTGCTCTTTAGTTGTTTCTAAAGATCACATCTTTCTACACTCCTATAATTAAACTTACTTAATATTCCACCATCTGCCGTTTTTATGTGATACTCTAACTCAGACGGCGACCAAGCCGGCTGTAAATTCCTATATGTACTTATATAAATATATATATATATATAAATACATATAAAATACACTAAAAAATAAATTTGTGTAAAAGGTTAAGGAACAATAATAAAGTCTTAAGAATTCTTAAATAGATAATTCCATTTACGAAGTAATTCTGGGCTTTTAGGAATTGGGGACATTAAATATTTTTAATAAATATGGGGTAGAAAATGCAAAAATAGGACGTATTATATAACAAAATCAACTTTTATAAGAGAAATATTGAGAATTAACATAAAGGAATAATTAAAAAATGAATGAAGGATTTAAAGTAACATTAAACGATATAAAACTAAGAAAAGAACAAGAAAGATTAAAGAGAGAACAAGAAAAAACCCTAAAAGAAGCTGTTGGATCAACTCCAGGTAAGCTATCTAGGCTTGTTCTTATGTCTAATACAGTAGAAGCAGTCAGATTTCTCCATAAGTTTGAATATGGAGAAGATATATATGTTCATTATAGAGACGGAGATAAGTGGTGTAATAAGATATGTGAAGTCCACTATGGAAAGGATTGTTCAATATGTGGAACACATAGTTCTTGGGGAGAAAACTATGCTATTCCTGTAAGGTGTTTTATAATTTATGCCTATAGACTTTTAGGAGAGACATTTACTAAGGTTGATGATCGAACCGGGGAATCTAAAGTCTATAATTTGAATCCCATTAGAGTAGTCAGTATTCCAACTGGTAGTAATGATTGCAACATTATTCCCCTTCAAACTGGATCTAGGTTAAATTTCTTTACTGAGTGTGTGTGGCTACTAGAAAAGAAAAAGGGATGTAAGCCTTCGTTTCAAATACCACAGGTCATTACTAGTGAGACAGAACTTTCTCAAAAACTAGGAAAGGAAGTTAAGTTTCAATTACCAGAATCAGCACTAAAATATTCATCTATGTCTAAAGAGGATATATTTAAATACATAATCTCTTCTTTTGAAAACGTAGATTATGAAGCTCTAAAATTAGCTATTAGAAAAGAGGATGATTTAGCCCATTCATCCGGAATGTCTGGAGATAATGATTTAGAAAATCTGATAATGTACTAAATAATTAGATTGTCTATGGTACTATGCTAAGCAAGGTCAAATACCTTGCTTTTTACTAGGTGTGTATATGTATGAATTAATAAACACTGAAGAGAGATTTCTAGAAGTCTTGAGTTTTTTGCAATCCTATATTTTAGAACCTAACGCTAAAATAGCACTTGACTTAGAAACCTATTTTAATGCCTCTTTATCTAATCTTAAAACTGATTTTTTACTAAATGATGAAGATGAGGAAGAAACAGATAGAGAGATTTCAGGCTTAGGAAAAATTCCTAAGCCGGTACTATTAAAAGATGGAAAATTAGCTGCATCTATAAGAACTATTCAAATAGGACTAGATCCGCAAAATAAGAAAACTCCAGGATACCCTAGTGGCAATGTTCAATTTATTTTTGACTGTAAAAGCTTAAAATCAGAGACATTAAAGAAATTAAAGCCAATATTAGAAAATGTTCTTATTTTGGGTCAAAACTTAAAGTATGACTATCAATTTCTTTTTGCTTGTTTGGATATAAGTTTAAAGAAAATGATAGACGTTATGTTAATGAGTCAGGTGCTATATGCAGGAGACAAGATAAGACATGGATTAGCAGATCTATACTCTAGATTCCTTGATTATAGTTGGTTTATAACTAATATGGGGATGGACTTTAATCAGTATAAAGAGCATAAAAAGGTAAAACAAAAAGAGGACTGGTCCGGTGATTTAGAAGAAGAACAACTTCAATATGCAGCTGATGATGTCTATCTAGTATTTTATGTTTTAGATGGGCTTCTGAAAGAAATGAGAAGATGGAAGGATACCTATGAATATGGTTTTCCTCCAGAAAAGTCTATTTTTAATGTAGCTAAATTAGAATTTTCTTTAATTCCTGTATATGCACTTATGGAGTTAAGAGGAATTAAATTAGATACGCAGTATCACTCTCAGGTACTAATACCAACTTTAGAATATTATAGGGACGAAGCAGAGCACCATGTAAGTTGGAATAGAAAAATTACTGTAAAAAAATGCAATGAGTGGTCTTTATTATCTGATAGAAAAGTCCATAAAATTAGAAGCGGACCTAAAAAGGTAGTTTGGGAAGAAGAAGTAGAAGAACCAATAAACCTAGTTTCTTGGGTTCAACTAGAACAAAAGTTAAATGAATTTTTAAGTTCAGAATTAGGAGAGGAGGTACTAGTAGAAGGTACTGGAGAAGAAGATATAAAGAAGTTCCTTATAACCAAGGATATAAGAGAAAGGCTGAGTTTTCAAGCTATTGATACTTT